AAAATGACTAATCGAAACTTCTTGAAAAATGCAAGAGTGTATGCTGCTTAATGAACCTTAATTTTTAAACAGAGAACAACAATATGAGCAAAAAACCCCTGCAATTTCCCGATACAATCTTAATCAATGCACGTGCTGGCGTGCGTGAGCGAATTAAAAAGATTGTGTTTACAAAAAATTACACGATGTCAACTTGGGTCCGGGATTTGATTGACAAGGCTTTAGAAAAAGAAGAACGTATACTTGAAAAAAATAATAATTTAAAAGATAATAAAGATTGAAAAACCCAGCAGATTATTATGTCAAATATAAAAGCCGTTGTAGAAGTAAATAATATTCCGTTTACCGGCTTTCAATCCATTACAGTAACACGCTCAATTGAAACAGGATCAGGGACGTTCCAAATTTCAGCAACAAAAAAAGAAGGGCAGAAATTTCCTATTAAAAATGGCAGCAAAATCGTCATAAAATTAGCAGGTCATACGGTTATCACTGGTTTTATTGAAAAACGTTCTGGGAGAGCAGACTCTAATTCAAATATCATTTCCTTAGCAGGTCGGGGAAAAATACAAGATGTGATCGATTGTAGTTTACAAGGCGATCAAACATTTACAGGGAGTACTAGTTTAAAAACAATTATAGAAAGAGTTATAAAAGATGTCGGTATAGATATACAAGTTATAGATGGAAGCGGTGGGATTGAGGATTTTGACGGACAAGAAATAGAAGCAACCGAATCCGATACAAAAGCATTCGCATTTATAGAAAAGTTAGCAAAAAAAAGACAGGTTTTGATAACTACAAATGGAGAGGGTAACATTGTTATTACAAGAGGTTTGGGGAGACATATTGATACTCATTTGATACATATAGAAAATGGCAAAAATAACAATGTAAAAGAAGCAACTCTTGACGAAGACCATTCAAATAGATTTCATAAATATATAGTAAAATCTGCCGACAATCCTAGTGCCGATTCAGGTGGAGGCGTTAAAGATCCGAAAGTAGCAACGAATAGGGAAGGCATATCAATAGACAATGAAATTCGCAAATCAAGAACGCTTGTAATCAATGCTGAATCTGCTTCAGATAACCAAACTTCAACTGAACGTGCAGTTTGGAAACAAAATTTCGAGAGAGCCAAGAGCAAAACCTATACTGCAACTGTCGCAGGCTTCTTGGCAGAAAAAGACGGTAAAGTATGGGAGCCAAATTTTCTAGTCAATATCAATGATGATGTTGTAGAGGAAGGAGGAATACGCGCTCAGATGCTTATCAAATCAGTAACTTATAATCTGTCAAATGAGGGGGGAGCTACAACAACACTTGAGTTTGTGGTTAAGGATGCTTATAGGCTACAAGCCGAGCAGGATGCTATCGAAGCGAATGCCAATAAGATCGGAGGGGTTTAAATAGCAACTTTAAGTAGTACAGGTCTAGTAAAAAGATAACAACCATAGCAAATTAGCATTATGATAAATATATCTATCATTATTTCATCCTTATAAATTAAACAATTCTTCATAAGTTATTGGTGTGTAGTTAATCTGTTCGCATGATACGCATTTGTATTTTTTTGCTATGGGTAAGGTTTTCATACATATTGTTTCATTGTGTGAATGCCCATGGATATTGTATTTAAATCTGTTAAGGTCATTTGTTATACCAAATACTATTGGCATATGTGTTAGAATACAATCATGGAGCTTAAAACAGCCATAGATTTTATTAAAATATTTGATATATTCTTTCATAGATAATAGATCATGATTACCCATAATTAGTTTTTTTGTACCGTTTAATTTGCTTGCAATTTCAAGATTCTTTTTACCAAAACAAAAATCACCAAGTATCCATACAGTATCAACATCACGCACGACACTATTCCAATTATCAATAAGAGTCTGATCGTGTTCTTCTATAGTTTTAAATTGACCACGGCTAAATTCCAATATATTTTTATGTCCGAAGTGAAGATCTGCTATGAAAAATGTTTTATGTGTCATATTATTTTGCCCCATGCTTTTCTAGCAATTTCACTATCTCCTTATGATTATCTCGGTAAGCGACATCAAGTGCCGTCCAACCATGATCATCTTCAATATCAATATTAGCTCCTTTTTCAAGTAATAGAGTTACTATTTCCTTGTTATCGTGCCAACAAGCATAATGTAGTATAGTCCAACTATCTTTATCTTGAGCATTAATATCGTTACATTCTGCAATGAGCTTTATAGCAATATTATTTCTAGTTCTTATTGCTTCAATCAGTTCAGTCATTTACTTTCCTGTTAATTATAACTCCATTATACATAATTTAATTATGTTGTCAACTATTAAATGAATAAAATATTATTTATTTTTTTAGTAAAGCCAACTTAAATCTTTATGTATATTATATGTATGACAGATTCTGTATCCAACATGATAACGCAAGGTGTTATCACAAATACAATCCCAGATGATCAGCAGTATCCACGGCTGCAATATACCCACCACGGCAAGCCGAGACCTGCTTTTGTAATGCAACCATGCGGATTTAGCAGCGTAGCTCCCATTGGATTTGCAGTAACTGCTTTTAGCATTGAAAATCAAGCAGAAAATAAGGCTGTAATTACTAGCAATATTAAAAATTCAAAAACAAGAACGCCAGTGCAACCCATGGTCGCAGGTGAAGTGGTTACGTTCAATCCGTTGACAAATACATATTCTTTTTATGATAAAAGCGGTAACCTTGTTGTTAATATTAAAAATAATCATGAAGTTACCATAGCCAAAGACCAGAATGTTACTATCGGCGGCGATGGTAATGCTACAATTGGAGGGGCGTTAAATATAACTGTAACCGGTGATGCTAATATAACGGCTGCTACCGCAACTATTACAACAATAGGTGATACAACTATAGATGCTCCGACTGTAAAAATAACAGGTGATTTGGAAGTAGATGGTGATATAATTGATCAAGCACAAACAAATCCAAAGTCTGTAAAAGATATACGCAACGCTTACGACCCACATACTCACATTGAAAGTGGTGGCGGAACGACGCAAACACCTATACCACAAATATAATAAGATTATGACGCATACAGATATTGCAATGGAAAAAGATTTACAAGGTAATTATGACCTTGTTATTGAAAATGGACGATTGAAAACAACAGAAAGTTTTGAAACCGCTATACAAATGTCTTTTTTCTTAGACGCTAGAGCCGATCCTTCGGAAGTGCCAATTGCAGAAAATAGACGTGGTTGGTGGGGCAATGAATTTGGTATCGTAAACGGACGACAATTAGGATCTAAATTGTGGTTGTTATCTCAAGCTAGAGCGATTCAAGAAACTTTACTGAAAGCTATTGAGTATACTAGGGAAGGTTTTCAACATTTTGTCGATGACGGACATGCAACAAAAGTAGAAGTTGAGGGTGAATTGATTAAAAATGAGGAAACCTTGCAAGGCGGAGTAAAATTGGATATAAAAATATTTACAAATCAAGATATAGTGATAGAAAAAACCTTTACTCTTTGGTTAAATACTAAACAAGTGTAATTATTATGGTGCTTCCTTCTCCAACACTACCAGAAACTAACGCACGCATGCAGACGGATATTCAGTCGTTATTAGATATTGATCCGACAATTCCTTCAGTAATTGACGCAATTACTACTTCATTTGCAGGGAGGATACACGAATTTAATCTAGTACTTGATTCTTTACAATTGGAGTTATTCCCTGATACAGCCACGCAATCATTTTTAGAAAGATGGGGAAATCTTGTAAATATTACGAGGAATCCAGCTACGCAAGCTGCTGGGAATATTACAGCCACAGGAGTTGCAGGTTCTGTTATACTTGCAGGAACATTATTACAATCTACTGAAAGCGTTACATATGCCACAGATGCAGAGCGAACTATTACAGATAATACTATTTCAACTATTTCAGTAACAAGAAGTGGCAATATTGTAACAGTCAAAACAAGTAGCAATCATGGCTTGGCAAGTAACATTCTAATTACAACTACGGTTATAATACCAGTGGAGTACAATGTAACGGATGTCCCAATAAATGTTACTGCCTTGGATGAGTTTACATTTGAAATAGCTACAACACCAGCCTCACCAGCCACAACGCAGGGTATAGTATTGTTTACAACTGCCGATATTCCAGTTACATCGCAAGAGTTTGGGCAAAGTGCTAATGCAGTAAGCGGAGCTCCCCTCACCTTCTCATCTGCACCAGCAGGACTTGATTCTACAGCATTTGTACAATTTGGTGAAATTGGTGGCGGTACTGATTTGGAAAATGACGAGGATTTAAGAAGTCGGATTATATTCCGCTGGCAAAATCCAAGCACCCCTTTTAATGAAGCGAATATCATAAATCAGGCTAGAAAAGTGCCGGGAGTAACCAGAGTATTTGTTATTGAGGCAGGCGAATCTCTTGACCCTGTTGTTGTCAGTTCCCTTGCGAGCACCGACGTTATGGCATTTGTAACTACAGCCACACTGCACGGACTAGAAGATGGAATGCTTGCAACTGTTACAGGGGCAGTTGAAACAGAATACAATGTTATTCAACAAGAAATATTAGTTGTAAGCCCTACAATTTTTACTTACGTTTTTGCTGGTTCTGCAACATCCCCAGCAACGGGTACGATTACTTATACTGATAGCGTACGCCCCGGACAAGTAATTATATTACCATTACGTGATAATGACGATCCTATTATACCAACTGCCGCTGAAATCAATGCAATTAAAGATGAGATATTAAAAATTAAGCCTGCTCACACCTCAGATCGAGACGTAATTGTACTAGCGGCAACTCCACTTGTAACTAATTTTACATTTACACAATTAACGCCAAATACTACAGATATGAGGGCGGCAATAATTGCTAATTTACAAGCATTATTTGCCGAGCAAACAGCACCGGGGCAGGATTTGACAGAAGATACATACCGTTCAGCCATTAGAATTACAACAGATACGTCTGGGCAGGCTGTACAGACGTTTATACTGTCAGATCCGGCAGGTGATATTTCTGTAAATACTACAGAGATTCCAACGCTCGGAACTGTTACGTTTCCTTAAACATAAACATTGTTTCAGTCATCTTCCTCTTCTTCAATGTTACGGATTTTATAATTAACACTATAAATGCCATGTTTATCTGTCAGGTCTTTTATGCTAGCTTCAGGTGTCATTTGTAAAAAAAGAGATTCAGCCTCTTCTTCATTTTTAGCATCTATAGAGTACTCAAAATCAAATGTCAGAGCGATATCTAAAATATATCTATTAGTTATTTCAGTCTTTATTATTTTTTCTTGAATATCACATAGATATTGCCCTGTCTTTAACTCGATCTTTTTACAATTTTCTTGGTTTTGTAATTCTGTTATCCATTTATGCCAATTATTTTCAACCAACTCAATGAAGGTTGTACTATCACCTCTTTTTTTGTACCGTTCTAAGTACTCTTTTTTCAATTTTCTGTTTGGATATATTAAAGTGAAGTCGAGTTCTTGTTTTACTAATTCCTGTCGCACAATATCATGAGAACTTATCAATATTATATCAAATGAGCCTAAAGTTTTTTTTATGTGTCTGACATAATTTTGTGGAAAAGAGTCTTTATGAAATTTACTGCTATCACTATCCAAAATCTTTAATATCTTGTTGGAATTAAAAAAATAACTCTTCCCAATACCGGGAAAGCCTGCACATATTATTGTATCTTTCTTAGTCATTTTTAATCTCTTTTTTACAAATTGCTTTGTTGTCTTTTTCAAGTGCCACAGGCATAAATATTGTTTCAATTCTTGGATGCTCTAAAAAGTTCTCTAAAAATGTAAATGAAAACCCACCATCCAAACATCCAAATAATCCAGAAGAAGACCAATCACATACCGCATTTTTTATTTTTTCATTCGTTAAATCTATTTTCTTTTTAGCATCTGAATTGCATGTATAAGGGCTTGTTGATATTTCTTTGCAAGCAGGACATCTGAATTCTTGTTTTTTTATTACTTGCATCATATGTTTTTGATTTTTAAAAATAGTTACGTTTTTTTTTGGTATAAAAGTAGTTGAACTAATATAATAACAAGCTAAATTAGTGCCTTTAGCATGTCTTGTTTTTTCTAAGGCTTCCAATATATCGTTAGCATCAAGATTAAGTTTTTCTGCCCATTCATTTGTAAATTGTGTTATAATCCTTGTAAGAGCTTCAAAAAAATATGTTCCTTCTCTTCTTTTGTCAACACTATCAATTATTCCACTAAGAGTCTTGTTGTTTTTGTCAAGTTTTTTATACATTTTGTACCCCTTTTAATTTTCAGAACCCTCGTATCCAAGCATATTTTCCCACCAACCTTCATATTTTGTACCGTATAAATACTCTTCTTGAAAATCTGCTAAAGCCCTATAATATCTATATCGTTTCTGGTCAAAGGTATTATCAGGGTGTTTACGTATATCGCCTCTACAAGCACCCTCTTTTATAAAATTGTTTAGAAACGGTTTTAAGCTATCTCCACGCCTTAATATATCCATAGCGTACAAGAGCCTACCAACACGACCATTGCCGTCTATGAAGGGATGTATGTACTCAAAAAAGTAATGCAGATTTAATGGATGTGCTTTGTTTTCATTAAACAGTCTACAATACTCGTCAATCAATTCAGATATTTCAGTATGCTTTGGTGCTTCTTTACCGCCTATAAATACTGGGCATGTGCGGAAGTTGCCTTTATCTTTTTCTTTTAAATTATAATCCCAAGTCATTTGGGATATATGAAGTTCTTTTATTAAAGAAGAGTCTATCTTTTTATGATTTTTAATGAATGCAAAAGCATCTAAACTACAAAATATGTTATGCCCTTTGTAAGTATAATCACAACCATCTACACTAATCACAAGTTCATTTTCAATTTTTTCTATGCTTTTTTGTTCAAGGTGATAATCCTCCACAGGATAATCATACCCCTCAATCTTGTTGCTCTCAGCAAGGAATTCGGCTATACACTCTTGCTTAGGAGTATTATCTTTTTTTATGTCAATCATTTTTTTCCTCAATAAGATTTTCATTCCAAAGTTTTGAACTGATTTCAACAGCTTCTTTAGCTTCTTTAAAAGTATCAAATAAAACCACTCCCCAATCATCCTTTATTGTATATATTTCAGCACAAAATTTATGCCGTTTTAATTCTTGAACAATAGCTACTTCCACTATCTCATTAGTACCCTCCATAAGATCACCTAAATTCTCTGAGGTAATTTCAGAATCAGATACATCATAATACCAAGTTACTTGAAGTTCTTCAGTCATTTTTATCTTTCCTTAAAACTGAGGTTACTTCAAAATATACACCAATTTCCTCATCTGGTTTCCCTAAATCGTGATCTTCAAGTAGCCCATAAAAATATCTTTCAGCTTCTTTGTCATTTTCAGCATCTAGTTCATATATGCTATAGCGGGTTTCGGTAACTTTTAATCTATATGTTATATCAGTCATTTTTTTGCTCCATATTTTTCTAACAGTGTTACTATTTCATTGTGACCATACCAACACGCAGTATGAAGGGCTGTATTATCATATTTATTTTGAGCATTAACATTAATGCCTTTTTCAAGTAACATGGTAACTATTTGCTTTTGATTAAACCGACAAGCATAATGAAGGGCAGTCCAACCATGATTACTTTTAATATCAAGATTGACACATTCTGCTATGAGTTTTATAGCAGTATCAATATCTCCTTTTTTTATAGCTTCAATCAATTCAGTCATTGTCTCTCAATAATTATAGTTAGTGTGTATAGCTTGGCAAGAATCAGTTGAGCGGATTTACCTGATAACTGTTATGCGTCTGCTAATAATCCCAATATACACGATTATTTTATATTGTCAACTACTAAATGAATATTTACTTGTTTATTTTTATCTTGAATGGGGGGGATATAAAAAATAGACCCATCTAAATTAGATGATATATTAGGGAATTATATACTTGACTAGCCATAATATCCGTGAGTGTAAAAATCATAAACCTATGCCTTATCGTTGTCGTGATTGCCGTGAACATTTTAGCGTTCGCACAGGTACCGTATTAGCAGAATCACATTTACCATTACATAAATGGTTAGTTGCTATATATATGTTTACAACAGCACGTAAAGGCATCCCTTCAACACAATTAGCAAGGGAATTAAATTTAGCTGGTTTTAAATTACCTTGTTATGTTACAGAGGATGGGCAAAGAGTTATTTCTGCTAGAAGAATGCAAGCTGTATTACATATCGTTGACGAAAAAAAAGCATACCCTGCTCCTGGTACAAGATTGGAGAGTTTTCTTAATAATAGAACCTTAAAACCCTTATTTCAACAGGGTTTTAAGCAGGTACACTTTAAAGCTATAATTTGCAAGCATGGGCAAACTAAAATCAATGGTTATGGAGCAGAAGTTCTTGCTGATATATGCTCTTTAATGCTGAAGGCAAGAAGAATGGGATTATTATCAAGTTCACGTCAAAAGATTGTAGCCGACCAGTGTGAAATATTAATAGAAGCCTTTGCTCGTGTTGGTATTATAGCTCTTGTTGACGAGGCTACTGGTTATCAAGAAGTGCGTGATAAAAAAGCACTTGAAGCTATACTTGATAAATATTTGAGCAAAGAATTTTCTGCTTGGGCAAAGAGATTTCCTGATGAGTTTTATAAGGAAATATTTAGACTTAACGATTGGCAATGGAAGGATATATCAAAAAGACCGGGCGTTGTTGGTAAGTATACTAATGATATTGTCTACGATCGGTTGGCTCCTAATATAAGGGAAGAACTTGAAAGACTTAATCCAAAAAATAAAAAGGGGAGTCGTCAAAATAAGCATCACCAATGGCTTACTAATGATATTGGACATACTGCATTATCTCAACACTTACACGCTGTTATAGCACTTATGAAAGCATCTACTAATTGGAAAGATTTTAAAAAACTAATACGTAAATCGTTTCCTAAAAAAGGAGACCAAAGAGAATTATTTGAGGATTAGAAAAAGACTGAAAATTAAGGATTGTTAATTCTTAGTTTTCAGTTATTTATGGCTAGTCAAGTATATAATTCCCATATATTAGTACAATAGCCTTTTACATGACCATTTATTGCCACTGGGTAGCCATCTAAATTAAAAGTTATACCTTTTTTTTATAATTATCATTTTTTAATAGATTTTTTAATCTCACGCTCAAAATGTTTGATTATATTACGCTCATTTGCCTTAATGGCAGGTATCATATAAGGGCGTTTTTTTATTCCGATTCCTTCTTCCAATTTTGCAGCATAATCTACTTCATTATTACCAGCCTCAAAGCGCATGCTGCTTGACGAACCTACTTTAAAATCAATTGAATCCTTTAATGCTCCTGTCAGATTTGCTGGCGGTTCGCCGGGGGCAGAGGCTTGATGCCGTATAGTTTTGCCCCCTCTTTTTACAAAATATATTCGTCCTGTTTTTGGTCCTTGGAGAATACTTTCTTTAGCAGTTGATTTTAAATCTTTTCCTATTGAAAAAAATGCTTGCCTTATTCCCTCTTTAGTTGCTTTGCTGAGATTTGCAATTTTCAGCTCAACTCTTCTATTTTTAGCATCTATTTTAAAATCAAATGTCATAATTCTCTCCAATTTTTACACATATAAAAAATAGACATGTTGCAATAATTGAAATTATACTAAGTGGATATTTGGGAAAAAAATCAAGCATAACTGTATGTATAGTTGTTGTAATACCTGCTAATAACATTACCATAATTATATATAATATATTCATAACTAACTCCATTAATCTAGATAGCCACGCCAATAGCAGAATTAAGGGCTGGAATACCATCCTTATTTTGAATGCTAGTATCCGCACCTTTTTCAAGTAACAAGGTTATTATTTCCTTGCGTGCAAACCAACAAGCAAAATGAAGGGCTGTAGCCCCCCCTTTATCTTGAATGTCAATATTGACACCTTTGTCAAGTAACAAAGTTGCTATTTGCTTATTGCCATGCCAACACGCAACATGAAGTGCTGAAGAACCCACTCCATTTTGAGCATCAAGGTTTTTACCTTCTGCAATGAGTTTTATAGCAGTATCGGTATCGCCCTTTGCTATGGCAGAAATCAATTCAGTCATTATCTATCTCCTGTTATAATCTCATAGTACACGATTAATATGTATTGTCAACTAATAAATGAAGTTTTGCTTGTTTATTTTTGTTAAGAATTACGCCCTATTGCCTACTATAGTATCATCTCCTCGAATTGTGCAGAATAGAATGAAATATCTATTTTCCTGATCAACATTCTCAATGCGTTCGATTCTGAAGAACTTGTCATCAATATTAATCGTATGGTCTTTGTTTATATTTGCGATAGCTGGTGTGAATCTGATTGTAAATGTGTGTGTTTCAATTTGTTTTAAATTTGTTCCAATAAAAATTTCAACAGGTTTATTACTCTTAATCATTGCTTGAACTGTGGCAAATGCAGGAAGATCTATTGTGGGATCGGCTGTGCCGTCTACAGCCGCAAGTTGATCACGAGTTAAAATATCTATCGTTCTATTAAACGATGCTGCACAAAATATTTTTCTAGTACGCCGAATTTTTTGACAGACTGCCATAGTTATCCTTGGTTGAGTTATTTTCAGAATTTAGTTGATTTGTGTAATAGAATCAATTTATTATTTTTATGACTTACAACAAAATATTTTTATGGATACAGATCACAACAAAAAACCATTGTTTATTTGGCAAATAACTCTCCCCTTCCTGTTCATAATTGCAGTACTGATTTGGAATATGTCCAGCGGTGCTACTAAACTTGAAGGCGAAGTTGCGGCGGTTTATGAAAAAATAAACAGCAACGCCGATTCTGCCGATAAAGATATAAAACAAAATGAAAAATATATAAAAGAGAATTCTGCTACAATTAAGGCTCAAGCTAAAATAACAAATAAAATTGCTATTGATACTGCGACGTTAAGGGTACAATTAAATCACATGCAAAAACAAAATTCACGCACCGAGAATTTGATATTAGAAATCTTAAGAGAAATCAAAAAATGAATACCGCACATTTGGTTAGATATTATAGTGATGATGATGTAACTCTTGGAAATCTGCATATCCAAGGGGTTAAACATAAACCTATTTTTACGTTGGAGAATCCATGGCGAAATAATGAGCGGAGCGTCTCCTGCATACCTGTTGGCAAATATGACTGTGAATCGTTTTCAGGAATGAAGCATAGAAATTGCTACCAAATTTGTAACGTAAAGGATAGAACATATATATTAATTCATAAGGGGAATTATGCTAATGATACGCAAGGGTGTATTTTGGTAGGCAGGTGTGTAGCATTAAGGGGGTGCGAATATATGGTTACCAGCTCGCAAGCTACAATGCGATTGTTAAAAGAATTATTAAAAGAAGAACCTTTTATGTTAAATCTAACATATCAATATCACATAGGAGAATAGTCATGGTAGTTGGAGCATTAGGTGCGGTATTTGGAGTAGCAAGTAGTTTGATCAACCGAGGAGTATCCTATTATGAAAAAAAACAGGAAATAGCTGTTGAGGAAAAACGACAGGAACATTTATTAGCTATCGCAAATATTACAGCACAAAAAGGGGTAAGCATTGCAGAAATTAAATCTACAGCTGATTCTTTAGCAGCATCTTATGTACACGATGCGTCCATGGGCAAGGCAAGTAAGTGGGTAGTTAATATAAAACAATTGATGCGTCCTGGAATTACTTTTTATGTTCTAGTACTTGTAACAATTTTATGGTTCACGCTACCCACTGATTTTGTTGCTGCACGCAAATTAATAATTATTACTGCCCTTGAAACGCTTACGATGACAATTTCATGGTGGTTTGCGGATAGAAGCCTGAGTAAAAAGGATAATAATTAATTATCTTCTATTTCTTGAAATAGATTTTGATAGTAGTTTTTCTGTAAATGATATATATCACGAAACCAATCCATATTTATCTCATATAGATTGCCTTTTTTAAATATACTCTGCCTAATCGTAAATGTTTTTAAAATCAATATTTTAGTCACCTTGGTTTTTTGCCAATTGTTTTGCTAGGTTATGCACCGCCTCTTGATGCAGCGGATTTTTTATTTTTAGAAAATTGCGTCCTGTTTCAATACACATGCGTTGGTGTTGGGACGGCATAGGCTGTTCTTCTAAATCTTCTACAATATCTCGTATAAAAGATTCAGGTGACTTTTTTAGAATCACGGATATATTAAACAATCTGCTTAAAGTAAGAGCATCTTGTCCGGACTCATATTTTGCTATTTGTTGAAATGACACCCCCATTTGAGCACCCACATCTCTAAGCGACATTCCCATTACCAAACGTCTTTGCTTCATTTTTTTTCCAATTGCTACACGCAGGGGTTTATTTATGTTATTCGCAAGCCTACCCATAATTATACCACTTTTTAAATTAACTTAATTCGTTAAATATACTTTCCAAATTATTTGTCCATGTTATATGTTTCATATTATCTCCCTCTCGCATTACTTTTAAAATGGCTGGTATGTTTTCCTTATTATTTTTAAAGAATTGTGTTAGCAATCCTTCTCCTTGTTCGCCTTCGTAATAAGTCTGTGTCAATGCTACCAAGGCATCTACATCTATTTCGTAGGGGTATATTAAACATTTATCTTTTTCATTAGGGCCTTTAATTGGAATTTCTACCTCTTTTTTTTGAGCTTCCAAAGGCTCTGCTGGTTTTTTTGTCAATAAATTTTTTGCCGCTTCCTTTGCGGATTGGGGCTGCGGGGTTACATCTTCAAATTCATAGTTTTGATTATCATGTTCAAAAGCAGATTGAAGCCTATTATTATTGCATAAAGTTGATAATCTTTTAAATAGTCTTCGGTACACTGTTTTGATCCAGGCTTCGGACCAAAATTTACCCCACAACAATCCCTCTTTTTGTTGACTGCACGTCTTGACATCTTCAATTTCTTCTCTGGTCATATATTGAAAAACCAGCTTTTGCGTTTCTTTTATAATCACATAAGCATATGCACCTATCGCCTCCCCTCTTTTTTTATGGTCATTAATTTGCATATGAGTATACTGAAATTTACCGGTTATTGAGCCACGATTAAATTCCTCATTTTCATAAACTATTTCACATACATCGGGGTCAAATATGTCAATAGTATTTATAATGGTTCTCAAGCCTGCAAGCATCGGCATATATTTTGCGGTTGTGTTGTAGGCTATCAAAGCCGCTTGATTGCCGTCAATTAATAAGCCATCTTTAGCCGCTTGACTAATTGCAATAAATATGGAATCTTCTGTGCATTTTAACAACTTCGGATCTTTAGCTATTGCAAGTCGAGCGACTTGTACAAATTTTTCAGCAGAAACGATCCCCTTAGGCAAGGATTTTTCATAATCCAGTTGTTTTTTGACTATCTTGGCATTAATTATTTTAAGATCATTACTCATCTTTTTCCTTTAATTAATATATTATACACTCCAATCGCCTAATATCTCAGACACATCTGCTGGAAGAGTTTCGATTCTATTAACATTATCAATATCACCGCCATAATATCCATTAGATGAATTTCTGTATATAAATTCACAATTCCCTTTTTTTGTTTTTAATACGAAACCATAAGCCAGATCGTAATCTTGCCGTGTTCTATCATCTTTAGGATCAGGAAGGTCAAGTATCTCAATTCCAATTGTATCTTCACATAAAAGATTATCTACTCCTATTATATCGGCGAACCAAGTCTCTGAGCAACAATCACTGCAAGTCGTAATCTCAAATATCTCCGCAGCCGTTTCAATATACAATATAGATTGATCTGCATTTATAAAAAGTTTTGTCGGAAAAATACCTAATAATTTATCTAATTCATCCCAATCCCTCGCATTATTTCCATTTAATCTCTCCTATTAAATCTCATTATACATAATTGAACTGTGATGTCAACTACTAAATGAAGTTTTGGTTATTTATTTGCGGCGTGCTTTTCTAACAAAGTTATAATCTCTTTGCGTGCATATAAACGTGCGTACATAAGTGCATTCCAACCATATTCATCTTGAGTATCAATATCTTTACCTTTTTCAATGAGTTTTATAGCAGTATCAATATCTCCTTTTTTTATAGCTTCAATCAATTCAGTCATTTTTTACCTTTTATCAAAAATCTTCTATTGCCCTCTACCTTTCTCATAAACTCTTTATAAATATCAGGATGTGCTTTTTTTAACGCCTCCGCATCCAATCTTTTAATTGCATTGGATGACTTCCAAGTGATTAATGTATTATCGCCGTCTGTCAAAATCTCATCATTGCCTAGAAATAATTTTATTTCCTTTTGTAACTCTATCTCTTCTTTTTCTAGTTTTTGCCGTTCCTTTTTTGTAACTAATAATTGCTGATATTTGCATTTTATAACTGGATTGATTTCAATAGCCTTACCGTTAGATTTTGGATATGTTATTAAAATATCCCTAGCCTCTGCTGGGGCTGGTGGTATATTATTATTTATACTTGCCCAAAAGTCTTTTACACGATCAATTATTTGTTGTTGTATTGACGTATCAGCAATAATTGGATATATTTCTAATTTATCATATGCAGTAAACCAAGCTGCCAAATGAGCCTCTTTAAAGCCTGTTACAATCATATAATGTTGCATTTGTAGGTAATAGCTAACAGGGACAGCTTCAGTATCAAATTCGCCCCATCCCTTCGCTGCATTAGCATTAATACTCTTAGCATCTACGATTATATTTTTATCTTTTACATAGCCATCAAGGCTAGCCTGCATAAATGGATATTCTTTGCTTCTAAGCACGCCATCAATCTTGTCTATCGTAGAACCTGTTATATATTCATATACTTTTAATATAAAAGATTCTAATGCCCTGCCACGTTCTGCAGCGATGTTAAATTCTGGCTCTGGAAATGATTGTAAATTATTCCTTTTTTCATGCCACAATTCCAAGAGCGTTTTATACGTGGAAGCACCCAGCAGTATAGCCACATCGCTCCCTCCTATGCCTTGCTGCCTTATTTTGAGCCATTCTTCATCGGTGTTGTATTTTATTGTTTCATACATCTTATTTTTCATTTTTGTAATACTTATTATAAAATTTATCAAAATCTTTATTAGCTTCTTTTATCCACTCATTTATCCGTTTATTAACAAAGGCGTTTAAATGCGAAGTTAGATCGGTACTTTCGTAAGGATATAGCTCATGATACTCTTTTATCCACCGCACATAGTCGGCATCAGTTGGGTTTATCTCCATCTTTAGCATCTCAACTCCTATTAAATCTCATTATACATAATTGAACTGTGATGTCAACTACTAAATGAAGATTTAGCTATTTATTTGCGGCGTGCTTTTCTAACAAAGTTATAATCTCTTTGTAACGAAGGAAACAAGCAGTAGACAACGCAGTATGACCATTATAGTTTTTAATCTCGATATCAGCACCTTTTTCAAGTAACAATTTCACTATTTCCTTGCGATGCCATATGCAAGCAATATGAAGGGCTGTATTACCTTCTTCATTTTGAGCATCAATATCAGCACCTTCCCCAATGAGTTTTAGTGCAGTACCGGGAGTTCCATGCCTTATCTCAGCCATCAATCTAGTCATTCCTTTGCTCCTATTTTAATTTACAGCACACCAATTATAATATGCCTTTTTGCCGCCTGTATATTCGTATCCGTATTTCAGTGTTAGCAATTCCAATGCCAGATTTTTATCGTCATAAAAAACATCGCAAACCATCCTATAATATTTACCTTTTGAGCATGATCTAAGATGAATCACAGACGCATTTTTCAAGGAGATTTCAACAAACTTTTGAGCTTTTTTTGCGACAAGTTTTTCACAATCGAACAATGCCTTACTTTCTGCTGTTTGATTCCTTTTTTTCCTAGGTCTCATTTCAGCGGTATCAATATTATTAAGGCGTATTTGATTGGGGATGACTGCGAGCTTATCTTCCAATAAATCTTGAATAACGTCAGTATCTTCATTATTCATATATTCAGATAAGGATTTAATAATTTGCATTGTTAAACCTTCTGCAATATCAAAATTGATAGTATCGCCGTCATAATTTCTGACGTAACTCACGTCATCAAAATCAACTTTGAAGCCTTGAGACGTTGCATTATTTGCAAATAATACAACTAATATTATTAATAATTTATCCATGGTGTATCCTTTTCCAGAAGTTGAAAGTTAAGCGCCATTTCTACCCTATATCCTATAACAGGCATTTCAGATTGCACTTTTTTACCATCTATCTCAATTGAATCAGGCAATATTGGTATTTCAATGCCATCAATTATTACTTTTAGATCATTCATGATTTATCCTTTTAATCGTTTCTATTTATTATCGCCACTATTGTAAATATAACAAATAATGCTATAGTGAACATTGTTAAATAATCAGTAAATGTCATAATTAACCTATTGGTGTAATTGCAATGTATAATAGAATCCATGAGGCTATAACAAACATCATTGTAGTAAATTCAAGGATAGTTCTAATTATTGGATTTTTGGACATGGTAATCCTTATAATGCTTTTATCAATGCTTGTATTATTTTTGATGATATCTCGTGAGGACATAGATTTGGATAGTTTAAATTCTTTATAGCTAAATTTAGAGGTGTTCTATCTAAGTCATTTTTAATATTTGAGTCAGCCCCCTTATCTAAAAAAAGCTTAACCAAATCATAGTTATTTGCTTCCACCGCGTCATGTAAATACAGTCCTTCATTAATTTTTTCAGAAGTTAGATTTGTTATATCTAAATCATTGATAGTTACAACGTTGGATTCTTGATTAGTCATAATAGTTCTCCGTTAAGTTAAGTTAAGTTAAAAAGTTAATATGGTCTTGTATTTCTTTACCCAGTTCTTGAATTTCTTTCATCTTTATCAATATTTCACAATAAGTTTTTTCAGCCTCTTTTAAAATTCCCGGCATTGTCATCCTATATAACCAGCTTGGCTTTTTTGACAATATTTTTTTTGTTTCTACTAGCATGAATTCGCATGCTCTATATGCTGTATCCAAATTAATAAGCATTTCTTGTAACGAATCTTTTTCTGGCTGATTTTGCTGTGCCAAGCGATTACTTTGCTTACGCTTGAACTCGTACATATTTATAACATTAGTATTATTGGTCATTATTTTTCCTTATAAGTTAATACGAAGATTGTCTTTAAAATCTTCAAAATAGTTAGTTTCCGGAAATCTACCATGTTGGATATTATTGCAAATACCCAATAAAGTGGAAATAATGCCATCATATAATGCATATCCCATTATTTTATCATTTAGATAGTAAATATTTATTCCTTGTGCTGCCCGCATATTCAACATTTTTTCACAAGCAATATGATGTACATCCCAATTAAAATTTTTAATATCTTGCATTTTTATTGTTTTTAATTGTTCTATTAATTTATCATATAACAGAATGGTTATTCTGTTATATTTTTTAAATGTATCTCCTCCAAGCCAAAGTCTATTAACATCTTTAATC